GCAAGCAGCGGACACGAAATGTCTCCTGCACATTGCGTTACTGGCGTCTCACAACGTCCTACCCGCTACCCCCCTCTGATCCGAAACATGGGTAAAAACAGTTCGCAATTACGAATCCTTTCTTAGCTTTAGCGATGTGCTTGTGGCTATCTTGGCTTTGGGTAACGAACTATGCCTTGTGGGGATTCTATGCGAACTGCAAGCACGACCCGCTGGGTCGCGTTTTTCCTCCATGTTGTCGGGAGGGGCGCAGCGGGCAGTCCGCTGCGTGACTTGTAACTTATATTTGGAGAAATATCATGACCACTACTCTTGACAAGAAAGCTCTTGCAGCTGCCCATGCGCGTCTCGCAGCAACTATCGAAATGTTCAAATCTTATTCAACCGATGCACCTGATGACAGATATCTAGAAGCAGTACAATCAGGCAATTGTTATTCAAGCAGACGCAACGTTGTCTATTACAAAAAGCTGTTGGCCGACAACTTGGTCGACTTTGAGGAAGCTGTTGAAATAAACAACGATGCAGCACAGTCACGCGCTCAAGCAAACATGGCGCAGAACAAAGCCAAGATAAAGGTTGCCCAACAGCTTCATGCTTGCGAGGTTGCAGTCTACGAAAGCATCGCTGGCAACACTTGGACGCCGAAAGGCACTGAGACAGCAACCAAGGGGCCGCGCAAACAGCTTTCGGCAGCAGAGCTTAAAGAAATACGCGAACTGGTAGCGTAACACAGGGAGGGCAGCACTAGCTGCCCTTTCCGTTTGCTCACTGTTTTGTGTAGCTTCCACCCCTTCCACCCGCCCTCCCGCAGGGGTGGGAGGGGCCACGGTTATATATTTGTCGGGCGCTTTCAACTCAGTTTAAAAACGAAAGGTGAAACTGAATTAACTGAGCAAAGCATCCGAGTAATATATAAGTGACGTAACGTAACTAATGACAATAGCTATTAATGTTGCAATAATGCAAGTCCAAGCTATTGATAACTAAGGAGAACTAACATGAGGTTAAACTATATAGACTTTCAGGAAACGCCTGTCTCAATTATGTTTACCGCCGGTGACATTAAAGCAATGGATCAGTTCCTTTCTTCAACTGAAACTCAAATCAAAGATTTCTATCTCAGCGGATCAATGACAGAAATTGCAAAAGTATTTTCTGAAATACGAATTAAGTTAGATGAAGGGAAAGTATCATGAAACATTTCAGAATAGATGACTTCAACTTTCCGGTTGAGTCACAGCCTGTATTCGATGCAGCTGGCATTGAGATAGCTGGGCATCAGAACATTGTGCGCCTTGATACTGGCGCATCAATGGGCTTGCACAAGTCGCGCTACAAAATCGTATCACACGATGATGTTGTTAACTCTGTGCTTGATGGCGTGAAAGCAGCCAACTTATCTGACGATTACGAAGTAAGCGTTGACGTCTTTGAGAATGGTCGCAAGCTTAGAGGTGAGATACTATTTAATAATCTTACTGTTGAGCCAGAGGTAGGTGACTACGTTAAGTACCGCGCCACCTTCTCTAATAGCTACGATGCATCATGGCCCTTTGCTCAAGCAGCAAGTGGCTTGCGTCTTTGGTGCTTGAATGGTTGCACCACAGCAGATGCCATAGCATTCAGCCGATACAAGCACACTGCATCTATTAACGTTGATGGATCAGCAGCTAAGATTGTCACTGGTCTTGAACACTTCAAAGATCAGAAAGATGTATGGCAGTCTTGGATGAAGACCAATGTTGAACACGATCAAGTCGAATCATTCCTCAAAAAGACTGTGGCAAAGGCGTACACGCGCCAGCAAGCAGCAAGCAAGACGAATGAAAAACAATTAGAGAATCTTCTGCGCATCTGGGGTGATGAGCGCAGTAGCTTAGGCTCAAACAAGTGGGCCTTGTATAACTGTCTAACGTATTGGGCAACGCATACTGGCGAACTTAAATCACCTCACACTGCGCGTTATGAACGCGAAGCTAAGATCGCTAGTGCAATGAAGACAACACAATGGAAGGAGATGGTATGAATATGAATCGTGTTCAGCTTGAGTGGATGGCTGACACATTTGGGCCAATGGTAGGTTGGCCCACTCAACTCAATCAAATCGCAGATGAATTGCAGAGAGCAAACCCAAACTTTAACAGGGACAAATGGTTAAGAAGGGCAACAGATGCTTGGGAAGCTAACTACAATCCACCTCAAATCAATGATGAAATACCTTACTAGGAGAACCAAAATGAAGGTAGAAATAAAAGTAATCTCACCGGAAATAGCACAGCAATTGCTATCTAACAATGAAGCAAACCGGAATATCAAGCCCCGTCAGGTTGACAGAATGGCGCGTGATATTCTTGGCGACAGATGGCAAGTCAACGGTGACGCCATCCGCATTGCCACTGATGGTACACTTATTGATGGTCAACACAGATTGAGCGCTGTTGTTGCAGCCAACAAACCAATAACAACAATGGTTGTTTCTGAGTTACCGCCATCAGTCAAAGACACAATCGACTCAGGCGCAAAGCGCACAATGAGTGATCGTCTTATGATGCAAGGCTATGGATATCCCGCGCAACTTGCAGCAGCAGCAAGTCAAATGGCATCACTAGCTTACAATCAAAGCCGCCAGATGGCATCACACAGTGAGCTAAAACAAATCATTGACAGCCATACCAACAGAGCTGGTCGATATGACCTGCAAGACAGCGCTATGTTTGTCAACAAAACGTTCAAGGGTATGGATTCAATGCTTACAGCTGTTCATTACATTGGGTGTTACCTTGGTCACGCGCATCAAGCAGATGCCTTCATTAAGACTTGGAAGACTGGCATACCATGTTACTCCGGTGATCCTGCACATTTCACGCGTGAATATCTAATGCGCTCTGAGCTTAGCACTAAGAAGTTACCCGCGCATACCAAACGCTTACTGGTAACATACGCTTGGAATAAGTTTGCAAAAGCAGAGTCTATTACCCGTGTATATACACCTAAGATTTATGAGATTGAGGGCTGGGAGCCACAAGATCTTGGCGTCTCTCTACAATAATGGCTATTGAATACAAGCCATGCCCTGACTGTGATGGTCGGGGCTATCAAGATCGGTATGTATTTTCTACGTTTGCTGGTGAGTATCAAGCTGGTGAGCTAGTAAAAGATGGCATTAAAGACTGCATTGAATGTGGATCGCAGGGTGAAGTGCCGCTTGATCTTGACTTTGAGGATTGATTAGCTGCATTAATGCAGTATGAAATCATACCTTAAACACATCGAAGACACAGCAGCGGGGCATGATGTCTCGCTGTTGAAAGCATTCAAACAAGCTGACATTCCAACGTCAACTTATTACAGAACAATCAAAGGTGAGACTGAGCTAAGGTATGATACAGCAGTGAAAGTATTTCATGCCATCGAATACATCCACGCAGCCAATGAAGCCCGAAAGCAATCTGAAGAACTACGAAAGATTGGTAAGCCTTTTAGTAGCCGCACGATACAAGCAAAGTTTAAGTCAAGAAGCCTTAGCTCATAGCATAGGCTGCGCGACTTCACTGGTACACAAATGGGAGACGCACAAGCGTATCCCCTCTGGTTTCATGTTAATATGCTGGCTTGACGCATTGGATTATTCAATTGAAATCAAAGAGAAGTGACTCAATAAATTGCATTGCGTGTCAAACAAAAACAAATTGGTTTGTTGCAGTGCTAAAACAAAACAGCAAAGGCACAATGGAAAAGCATTGGTTTATTTGCTTGCACTGTTACGAGGAAGATAAATGGCAAACCGTAACAAGATCAAAGGAACTTACCACGAAAAGTGGTTCGTCGACTGGCTCACGAAGGCGCAGATCAAAGCGAAACGCCAGCCCCTCAGCGGCAGCTTGGGGGGAGAGTATAGCGGCGACATCAAGCTTGAACTCTTCGGGCAAGAACTGGTGGGAGAAGTAAAGTATCGGGACAAGTCAAACTTCCCTAGTCCATTTAAAGTATTAGAAGGCAGAGACATTGCCTTTTATAAACGGCGGTCGGGGGAACCGCAAACAGTGGTCATCATGAGTGGTGATCAATTCCTAAAGCTAATGGAGAACGCAAATGGAATCACAGACAAAGACAATCAAAGCGCATCTTGATGCGGGTAAAAGAATAACCGCAATAGACGCGCTTGTTAATTATAATTGCTTTCGTTTATCAGCAAGAATTAAAGACTTAAAAGATCTTGGCTATCCTGTGGATAAAACAATGATCCAACTCGAAAGCGGTAAATATGTAGCGGAGTATTACAAGCCATGAAAAAACCTAAGTCTGTTTATCAAGCTGTTCAGGGTGATGTCTGGTCTGCACACATCAGTAAAGCCACAAGCTCACCTCACTATGCTAAAGAATACAAGCGCTCTAACTATGTGTTGGATACGCTTGAGATCAACGCTCGCCGCATCAAGAACGGCGAAGCGGTGGGCGCAAGCTTTCTCAAAGGTAAAGTAAAAGAACAGCTATTAGCTGAGACTGACTTAACTGAGTCAGACTTCAAGAAATATTTTGACTAAGCTGCATATATGCAGTAAGTTGAAAGTGCAAAAAAACCTGAAAAAAAACTAATTATATCAGGAAGACAAGGAGAACTTAATGGAACGCAAAGGTTTCATCGGCGGTAGTGACTGCGTAAAAATTATGAATGGTGAATGGCAAGAGCTATGGGCCATCAAGACTGGCAGAATGGAGCCAGAAGATCTGTCTGATAATATAGCTGTGCAGCTTGGCACTGTTACTGAAGACTTCAACCTTGGCTGGTTTGAAAAGAGATACAAGTGCGTGTTGTCAGATCATCAGCGCGAGTATGAAATGATGCTTGGCAGTGTGCCAGCCAAAGGAACTATAGATGCCAAATGGAATGATGACATCGTAGAGGCTAAGCATACGAATGCTTTTAATAATATGGAGGATATCGTTAAGAGATACCTTCCTCAAATACAATTGTACTGTCACCTTGCAGACCTTGATGGCGCATATCTTTCAGTCATCTTTGGTAACAGCAAGTGGGAGGGTACTCATGTCAGCTACAGTGCAGACTATTTCAATTCTATGTGGGCAGTGGTCTCGGACTTCTGGGGTTACGTTGCTAATGACAGGGAACCGCCAGAAGCGGATGTGCCAACCTTATCTACTGAAAACATCTTGGTGGATAACATGGTCGTGCGAGACGCCAGCAAAGACAATCAATTCGTCGATGCAGCTGTCACATACATCCAAGGATATGAAGCCAACCGCGTGTTTGAAAACGCAAAGAAAGATCTCAAAGGAATGGTCGCAGCAAATGAAAGAGAAGTGTACTGTGATCAACTTTCCCTCAAGAGAGACAAGCGGGGATCACTCCGCATAACAAGGAGAACCAAATGAATATGAAACATTGGGATAATTTATCCAAGTCAGATCCAAAGTATCTAAAACAGGTAAGCTTTGGATCGCGCAACTTTACAGCTATTGATCCACAGTATCAGGTCAGAATGATGACCGAAGAGTTTGGCGCAGTAGGTGAGGGCTGGGGCTGGCACAATACAACTGAGGTTGTGCATGTTAGCAACGGAGACAGCGCTGTATTAGCGCATGTGTCTGTCTGGCACGGTACACCAGCCAATACCTTTGGCCCGTTTACTGGATGCCGTAAATTCTTTGACGCCGCCAAGGGCCGCATGGCTGAAGATGCGCCCAAGATGGCAGTCACCGATGGTTTGACCAAGGCACTGTCGCACCTTGGCTGTAATGCTGACGTCTTTTTAGGTGAGATGGATGGCAATAAGTATGCAGCAGATAGCGGCAACAAATCAGCCGGCAATAGCTGGTAAACAAAAGGAGCCAGAAGCATGGCAGAGTACGACAACAATAACACAGGCGCAGCCTTCACACCATTTCCATCACAGCAAATGATCTTGCAGGGTAAAATCAACGTTGATGGTACAGATTCAAAGATCGTCTTAGTCAAAGATGAAACGCGTGATGGTCGCCAGATTATCGAAGTGTATCAGAAGATGGGTACATTCTTTGAGAATGATAAGAAGTCTAATGCCGCAGCGCCAGATTACTCTGGCCCACTTGGTGATGCTAAGCGCATTGCTGGTTGGCGCAAGATGAAAGACAACAAACCATATATGTCTTTTCAAATCAGCGATAAGACAGATGGTGCACAAGGACAACAAGGTGAATCCAACCCCTTGCAAAGTGATGCAATACCATTCTAAGATGGTATTGTTCTCCGAGGTACTTCTCCCAAATCTGTCTACCTCACAACTGCAGGGTCTTTATGGCCCTGCTTTTTTTTGGAGTAACGTATGACCAATCTTGAAAAAATGATGGCCGATGCCAAGGGCTGCAATGAAAGGCTCAAAGAAATTAATGGGCTTTCAAGAAGAAAGCCAAAAGCAGAGCCGACATTGAAGGGGCCACATCAAGGCTACGGCGAAGGGTGGCGCAATAAACCTTTGACTGACGATGAGCTTGCCGACATAAAATATTTTAGAAGAAGAGGCTGGTGCATCACATCAATAGCTATGTTTCTAGGCATAAGCAAAAGCACAGTGGAGAAATACAAATGATGAAAACAACATGGGTCGCAATCATGACCTTCTCATCGCCATACGAATG